GAAAAGAAATTTTCAAAAACCTCTTGAGTGTATTTCCGCTGTTTTCTATTGAATTTCAGGTAACGCCTGATATTTTCTTTGTTTTCAAGTCTCGCACAATCGTTTTGTTGATTGTCTTTTCCTAAGTCCTGTAATCAACCAGGCTACCTTTGTGGTGTAAAGGAGAACCACTATTGAAGTGTAGGATAGCGCCTACCACAAAAGTATTGTGAAAATTGGGATAGCGCCCAATCATTTATTTTGTTTGGCTTTTATATTTAATTTTCGTGTATAGTTTTGCTGCCCATTATGGGTTTTAAGGAGCTTTTTGCTTCTTCTCTCGGGGATGCTGCCCGAGCTAAGGCTTCCCTTGTCAGGGGGATGTCTGGGTGGTTAAATGCCACCTTAGCTACTGTCCAGGCTGCCGGACCTGTGATCCGGGAACAAGCCTACACTGCTTTGTGGGCTGAAGTCGACTCCACTATGGAGTTGGTCCCTGTCAAGCGTGATAGGGTTCTGAATGAGTTGAGGGCCAAGCTCTCGACCGCACGAGTGCGTGCGCAAAAATGCACTCCTGCTACCACCAGCAGGTTTTGTGAATGCGGTGGTATCCCTGCCCCGGGAGAAACAATAGAGGCAGAAGAACTTGTACCCTTTGAGGATTGTCCTCCTGGGCGCAATTTCTGCCGTGGTGGTGTCCGTTGTAAGCGCCACCATGGACCTGGAGAGACCTTAGAGAAGGTCAGAACGCTTGTGGAAGCGCCAAAATGTCCACACTGCCATGGGACAGGAATAATCCCTAGGAGTGAGCCTATGGCTTATATCCGTGCTGAGTACGAGCGGCAAACAAAGACCTTTGCTCGTCCAAGTAATCCGCTACATGAGTGGGTTCTTGAAGAAGGTCGCGAAGGAGCCTTCGCGAGAAGGTGCTATAACTGGAGGTACACCTCCCGCCCCAAAACTGGCAAGGAAGAAACAGAATATGTTGACGCCAGTACTTGGATGGCAGCGGCGCAGATTCTGTTTGATGATCTCGACGCGTCCTGTCACTTCCCAAACAACACTCGAGAAAGGTTGAATGGGGGGTCGAAGGGGTATGATGACTGGTACCATCTACCCCCGAATAAGGAGATGTGTGACCAGTTATTTTCCTACTGGCACCGGAAGAACACGCCTGGATATTACATTCCAGAGGACACCCTTGCGGACTTTACCAAGCCACGTATGGGGGCATGCTATCTACCAATTGAAAGAGATGTGCATTTGCTCCCCCGTGAGTGGCATGGTAGAATTCCGGTTGGGGATACCTCGCATTTTGAGGCGTGCCTTGATGGCTTACATTCTTCACTGGAGGAATTTCTCGATGTGTTCTATGACTGTGTTGCGCAGTTCGACGGACACCTCGAATTGTTTCTCGATACAAATGAGAAGCCATCGAGGGTGACTGGAAAATTTGGTGGGGTCCAAGTGCTTTTAACAACCCCCGCGGTCTGTTCACCCGCGAAACTCCTACCTGAAATTGGGGAGAGTGATTTTGATCAGTTGGAGGATGAAGCTATCAACATGGAATCTCAGATTCCTCCACTGTTTCACGACAATGGCTTGTCTGCATTGTATGCAAATCTTGTTTTAAAACAAGCCTTTGTCGAGCCCACCCTGATGGCACATCCTGATCAAGAAGAGGTTGAAGATCAGAGAGACCATCTTGAGAATAAACAGGGTGGCGAAATTGTGACAACCCCGGCCTTTATTAAAATGTTGAAGGATAAGCGCAAAGAGGTGCGGGGAAAAGAGTTTGCTGAGGGTTCCGAAGGACGATTGGTACGTTCTTCTGATTTAACACTGAGTAAGGATGATGTGTTCCTTTCTGGAGGACTTCTTGAGAAGTTCCGAAAGAGTGGAATCGTCCAATCCTTCAAAGGGAAGGACCCAAAGCTCACCAAGGTCTGTGTGGATCTGACCAATTCACAGGAGATTATCAAATATCCCGTGAAGGAGATGTGTTCAGATTCATCTGGTATTCACACTGGCCAGGTGTTTACAGTGCTCAACCGCCCGTTATATAATGAGCTAAACAAGCTTGCGGAGAGTGGTTGGAAGGAGGCAAAATCTGTTTGTCTCAATTTGCATATCCGGAGCTATGTTCCAGTACACACCCCATTGTATGCTTTTTGCGTAATTATGTGGGGACATAGTTCCGACGCTGAAACAGCCTCCTTGTGCGGAGCTGGTGTCTATCTCGGAGACCAGGAGGCTGCAGTGCTTGAGTTGCCACTGGTTTGTAGTTATCTTGGAAATTCCCTGGAGGACTTCGATGCATATAAGCGTAGTCTTGTTTTGTCGACAGTTTTTTTTGGGAAGTCTGGGCTCTCTGCTGGCCAAAATGTCTTTGGAATTACCGCCATTGAATTTACTGAATATATGCCAACCTCTTACGGGGGCATTACACACGAGCGGGATTCCTGGCAGGCAATGTTGAGGAATCACCAAGGTAAAGACAAAGGGCGTTTTATTGCTGGATTCAATGTCGTAGATGCCTTGGAGCGTGATAAGGAAGAGCCAATCAAAATGCCCAGTTTTGATTTGGAGCCGGTTCCACGTACGCAACCTATTGTGCGTACCTTCACTGGGGAAGGGAAACAACCCCTTCTGAATAAAAGTCGTAGTATGCGGATCCAAAGTTTTTCATCCTTTAAGGGTGGGAACATTCCCGTTGGAAGACGGGTTGATAATACTACTGAGGCTATAAATTATGAGCTAGGACGAGCCTCTACTAGCGGTCTAAACCCCCGGTTGGATGCCTGCAATCTGAAAGCAAATGGTGATTTTGCCTTTTCGCAACGAATTACCTATCCAGCGGCAGCAACCGTGGGAACAGTCATTGGCACACTCGACATCTTTGCATTGATCACAACAACAAATTCTCGAGTTTGTGCTGAGTGGCTGGAAAGGGGCTATGTGGATAGGAATATACTTATGGTTTCACATCTATCCACTAGTCCCTACTTGGGAATGGCCATCTGGTATGTTTTTGATGCTTATGGCCATATTCCCACGGATGTTACCACAACTGTGGAATTGGAAAGCATCCGTCACTTGAGTCCACACGTGCACATTTTGAAAGATAATACTACCAGCACGTGGACTCTCAATTTCCACAGAGAGGGGGGCCAGAGTTTGAATTTTGCCGGACCTGGGTTCATGAAGCCCAAGGTTTGGATCATTGCTGCCTCCTCGGCCCAAATGCCGTGCTCCGCGGATGTCCAATATGTTGTTGAAGGATATGCCACGGGAGAAAGTTTCGTCCGAGGACTTGCCACGGAGAAGGTTTTAACCTATCCTGTTGAGTCCACGCATTTGGCGGATCTTGATCTACTGTTGGCACCCCAGCAACTTGCTATTGGTACAACTGCTACTACCAATTTCCCTCTTTCTTTTGCTGAAAAGTCTATTACTTCAACAAAGAGGGAAACCTATTCCTATGCTGCAGGGCTCTTGTCCCACTTCTTGGGAATTGGGGGAAAGCTGAGGTTTGCTGTACACTCGACTTCTAGTTGTTTTGTTACATGTAAGCTTCGTGTTTTTCTTTGGGGAACACAGCCAACTGCAGTGCAGACGGCCCAAATCCCACATATTGATATTGATGGGGCTGGCACTGGAGAGCTACTTATCCAATCTGCCTTTTATACCACAGCCAATTTTGGTGATAGTGGTGCGCGCTTTTGGATCATGCCATTGAGTGCGCCAGCGGCACCCCAGACCGTTGAAACTAAGTTTGAATTTTATATACGGATTCTGGGGATAGATGTGATACCGGACCTCTGTCGGCAGATCAATTACAAACAGAGGTTCGGATGGTTTATGATATCGCCTAGCGATAAGACCACAACGGAGCTGGATTTCAAAATCCCTTCACGCATTGGGAATATAAGTGTCAAAAACACTAAATGTGTCAATTTCACCAATGCGTTTGCCATTATGTGCGCTACTACAGGAATGCACTGGGGACGATGTATTTTACATTTCACCTGGTCCTGGCATCGCAACACGGAGGCAGGAAAAATGAAGGGAGATTTCGCAATCCAGACTGGAATGGGTAATAGTACTGCAACACATCATCTTGGGGATACGCGGGTATTCTCCGTATATGATAATGCTTACTCCATCCCATTTGAGTTTGGCTCTTTTGCTGGGCCTGTAATATCAGGTGGCACACCCAATGAGGCTGAGAACTGGGTACGCGTTCAATCCACCTCTTGGCAGTGGATTCATGCTGTAACTGTCTCTATTGAGGTGCTGCCTGGTTTCAGGTTCTATGGTCGTAGCGCTGGCCCTATGACGATACCTTCTTAGGCATTTCTTATAGAGAATATCCCTTCTTGACAATCTGAAGTAAAACGAGTCGTTTGGTGCTAGGATAACCAATCTAAAATAACCTAGCTTTGATCAGTGCTTAGACCTTTGTGGCTGATCTCATATTTAAGGTCATGTAATTTTATTTGCTTAGATTACTTTAATTTCTGTTGTGTGTTTAATTTCTGTTTTCAGTGGCGACGGATACGGTTTGTCCTTTTACGTATTCTGCCTTGTTGGACACAAAAAGATTTTCTCTTTCTTTTGTATTTGATAAAATGTTTTCTTCAGAAAAGCA